GATAGTGAGTATTCTTGTATTTTCCATCAGTTGAATTGGACGTAAAAGACATACTTGTACTACCATCGTTGCCAGTACCTTCACCGACTAGAGTTCGACCTTGCCCAAAACGTTCCCATGTTCCGCCTAGGAATGTACCAGGGTTGACATTGTTGTAAGTAATATAAACTGAGCCAACAGGATACATTGCACTCTTGATTGAATTAACCAATTTGTTCCAATCACGATACATAACAGTGTTACCACCGTTAACTAACATCTTAGTTGAGGATGTGTTTTCTTTGACTGAATTAATTGCTAAATCGCCATTAACAGTTAATCGGTTAGCATTGTTACCATCTTGTCCAAAGAAAGTAAGTGATTTTCCATCTTTACCAAAATTAATCAATGCGTAAGTTGGCGTTACAGTAACGATTTGCCATGAGTAATCGCTCATAAATTTATCTTTAACACCGAATGCAATTTCATACGTTGTAGTTGTTGAGGTAAATAAATTACCTGCTTTGTAATCTTGTTCCAAAGTGTAGTTATTAGCCCATGAATTAATCTTAGTCCATGAACTAGCGCCGCTTGCTCGATACTGAATATAGAATGATGTTACATTCTTATTCGATAAACTTGTAAAACCAACTTTGAAATGTAATAACGCATACGTTCCACTTGATTCATCTACTGCATAGCCTGAGTTAGCGCGCTTTGCACTTACATTTGTAAGACTAGGTGGATTGTATGCAACTACATTTATTGAACCACTCTTAGTAGCAGTACGACCACGTGAATCTGTAACTGTGATTGTGTATGTTAGCGTACCACTGTTTTGAATCGCTTGAGTTGTGAACGTGCTACCACTATATGTTTGGCCATTAAATTTAGTCGATACTGATGTGATCGTTGAGCCTTGATTACCACTTGTTGCAATCGAGAATTTTAACTTTGATTGACTCTGGACATATTGACCTATTCCTGCGCAAATTGAATTTGTATCAGATATTGATACAGTTCCGATACTAGGAACGACACCACTTCTTACTTTAATTGTCGCATTTACTGTTTTAGAACCGACTGACGTTGAACCACTGATTGTTTCTAAAGTGAACGTAGCGATACCGCTTGTTGAATCAGGAATATTCTTTTCCCAATCTGTCGGAATGGTATAAGAAAAGCTAGGGGTTGTTGTACCGCTAGCTATTGTTCCTATTTGTGTTTTTGTTCCGTTCCAAGTTACATAAACTTTATGTGAAAAGTTGCTTGATGCGCTTGTACCACTAATCTTAATTGCACTACCACATTCCAAACTCGGTTTATCAATTGAAGGAGTAGTCGCACGTGGTATTGTTGTTAATTTTAAACTGCCACTACATGAGCCTGTCGTTGGTAAATACGTTCCTCTGTCTGCATTGTTAAAAGACGCGCTTACTGATATTGATTTAGAACCGTCTGCATTGTGTGATACAGTAGTTGTCCCACTTGCTACCCATACAGTAGCACCACTATTGACTGTAGGTGTATGAACTGCATTATGTACAGTTGCTCCATTAATTACAACTTTATACGTTTCTGACAATCCGTAATGATTATGGTATGCAGTGTTCGAACGGATACCAACCCACCACTCAACTTGAGATGTGTTATTTTCAATTGAATAAGATTTCTCTGAAACATCTAATAATAATGAATACTTATCTGTCTGCCCTGTGCTTATTCCTATGCTTCCACTAAATTCTGCCATCTAATCACCCTACTTTCTTGAAGTCCAAAGAGCCATTCGCCCTTGGAACGAATCCAAATGCACCTACTTTTAATGACTGTGTAAATTGCCCATCTGTAATGTACATTGTTTGATCGTTTATATACGTTACCTTTGCACCATTCTTTTGAATCGACCATTCTTGGTTTGTAATCTTAGTTTTAAATGCACTGTCTGATTTTCCTAAAGTCAATGCATCGTTATCAAAAGACATATAACTATTTACGTTATCAGTGGTTTGCTTTAATCCATCAACACGACCATTTACATTGTCGATTTGACCACTCATCTCGTTCTTAGCATCAGTTACCGATTGATTGATTGACCATGTAAAGTCTTTTTTCGTCTGAGTGAACTGAGTTGATACAGTATTTTGATAATGCTCAAATGCAGAATTTGATACATAAGTTTCACTAACCTTTGAAGTAATTTCATTTGCCTTAGTCTCAATTGCAGATTGTCGCGTAGTACGTTCAGTGTTTATTGCTTCATCTACATCCTCAGGTGCTGGTGTCCAGTCTGTGGCTTTATTGCCTTTTTCGAGTTTGATATTACGAATACGCCATTTTTTGCCAATTTCGTTCGATGCTAATTGAAAATTAATAAACTCTGCCGCGTTTATTGGGTATGGAACTTTTTTTGAATATTTAGTTGGTGTTTTGGTTATAGCCAATGTATTATCGGGTAACCCAAAATCACATTCAAGAAACGCAGACGTTGCTTCGGTATCAACTAAATACGCCTCATAACTGATAATATATTCTGTACCTTTTTCTGGTTTAAAATTTTGAGTGATACCACTCCATGTACCATTTATAGTTACTTCACACCAACCATCAACAACTTCAAGTTTTGCGTTTATACTGTTCCAATATTTAAATGTATTAAATGCAGTGTTTCTCAGCAAATTCCTACCGCCAATTTGAAGGTTGTCGACTTTTTGATTGACCTTTGTCGTTTCCAATACGGCTAAAGATATACTCTTTTCGTTCTGAGTAATCTTTGATTCTGCAGTAGTTACACGAGACGTAAGATTGTCAACATCTTGTTGAGCTTTTTCCGCTTTTGTTTTGGCATCGTTTGCGGTATCTTGAGCAGTTTTTGCGTTGCTTACTGCCGTGTTTGCAGTTTCTTTTGCAGACTCAACATCCTTTTGAGCTTGTGTTACTTTTGCTTGTGCATCTGCCACCTGTTTTTTTGCATCTACAATTTCTTTTTCAGTGGCATCCACACGACCTGTAACGTTTGTAAGATTTTCCTCAGCTTGAGTCAATTTGTTTTGTGCGGTTGATAAATTCTTATTTGCCTCATCCACCGCACTTTGCGCCTTGTCTGCAGTTTCTTTTGCTGCGGTTGCATCTGCTTGAGCGCTGTCTGCAGTTTCTTTTGCTGCGGTTGCTTTTTGTATGGCATCTGCTACATCTTTTTTAGCTTGCGTGGTATCTGTTTCAAGGCTTTCAACTCGGCTTACAGTACTAGAAATGTTATCTGCATTCTGTTTGATTTCAGACTTTAAAGAGCCCTCTAGTGTCACCAAATCCGTTTTAGCGGCATAGCTTTCACTGATGTTTGTAGATAACTCTCCAATCTGTTTAGTAATCTCTGTTGAAACATCTGCTTTTATCGTCTTTTCAGAATTGGATAAATCAACTTTTGTAGCGTATGTTTCTTTAACTGTATTGATTTCATCTGCATTTGCATTGGCTTTATCCACTGCACCTTGAATTTGTTGCTTTGAATCAGTGATATCACCTTTAATTGCATCAATCTGTTTCTGAGCGTTACCAGTGCTAGTATTCGCATCTTGTGCTAGTTGCTTAGCTTCACTTGATTGAGTATTCGCAGTATTAGCTAATTCATTCGCTTTACTTGCATCTGTCTGTGCTTGAGTTGCTTTATCAACTGCTTCTTTTGATTGCACATTTGCTTGAGATACTTGAGTATGAATCTCACCGATTTTCGCATCAATCTCATTCCAGGTATTATCAAATATAGCTTTCGTATACTTGATTTCACTAGGATTAGCATACGTACATTTCCATCTTTTCCATAGAAACTTATCACTTTGATAAACCACATTACCAACAAACCACTCACCACCGACTAATTCGGTTTGAGAAGTCGAATAATAGAATTGTTCTTCGGCACTTACGAACGACTGACCATCTTCACCTTTAATCGTTGACCATCTGTACTTAGTTGGGTCTTCACTACCATACTGTTTTGAATCCGAATACTGACCAATAAATTTACGATTTGAATCTGTCAAACTAAAATCAACGCGACCATCTGAACTGTTAGCATACGCAATATGCACATATGCACTCGTTCCATTCTGACCGTCCTGTAATCGCATTACAGTGACTTCTGCACTGGCTTTAAGTATTTCACCGCTCATAGCTTTAAAACGATATACGGCCTTTTCTGATAGGTCTGATGCACTGACTGTAATGGTTTGATCAGTTGATAATTGCACATCATCTTTAAGCCAAACAATTGAATACTTAGATGTAATGTCAACGCCATCATCCTTGACTAATGCAGTCAATTTAGTGCTATCTGAATCATTTTTAAAAAGAACTCCATTTGAAGATACGATTGAACCTTCGTAAACCTTCTTCAATTCAATCATCTTGTTCATTTCTGAAATAAGAGCCGAACTAATCTGTGATTGTTTTTCTTCAAAGTTATCAAAAATAGTCTTGCATTTCTCTGAATCCGTAAAGCAAATCTCTTGTTCTGTGATTCGTGCTTCTAAATACAATGTAGGACTATACTCCGCATCTTCAATCGTGAATGTATCACCAATATCACCATCAATATATGCGTCAACATCGTATGTAACTTTAGGAACACAATTCTTTTTCAATTGAGCTAAAGCTTGACCATATAAGGTTTCAACGCTCTCAGTTTCATAAGACCAGATTTGCACTGCGTACATATCATTTGAATGATTTGTGATTAATGTTGAAGGGAATCTGTCTCTAGATTGAGGGGCTAGTATATTGTTACCTTGAACTTTATACAAAACATTTCCATTCGAATCCTTAACAGTTCGGCCACTGATTGAGTTCAATTGCAATCCATTTGTTCCTGTTGGACGAATTGCGGTATATAATTCAGTAATATCACTTGTTTTAGTGATTCCGTATATATCATTTGGATATCTCAGTATTGTGCTGCGTTTATCATTTCCGATTCCTTGAGCACTGTCAGAATGAGCACGATAAATATTTAACACAACATTCTTCAAAGAATAATCGTCATTTAATTCAGTGACAAACTCTAATTCTGCATCAAATACATTTGCGATTGAATACAATCTTGCGAGCACTGTATCACTGCCAGTCCATTCGTGACTAATCTTCTTATTTGATACTTCATTTTTACCGATAATAAACGATCTTTCAAATCCATACGCATTTATATACTCTTCAAACGACATTGCTTTAGTTGCTTTATATGCATCCACATATTCATTCGTTAACTCTAAGCAAAGGCCATAGGCGGTAACACTTGTAGTATCACCACCTTTTTCAACGCTCATAATCGTTAAATGATAGTCTTTACCTTTGCGTTTAAAACTTAGCTTATTGCCCTCAACTAAAAAGACTGCATCATCATGTGCAGTCATTGTAGTAAATTCAAATGTATAAGATGAGCCTTTTAAATAAGTATGCAAGGTTTCATTAAAATAATGCATTGCATTAGGCACAGTATTGTCTAGAAACGCTAGAACCTTATTGTAAGGATTTAAAATTGCAATTCTTATGTATTCCATTTATAACCATGCCTCCCTTATTCTAGCTTTAACTGTTGGTTGAGATTTTGTCCATTCTGAGCACGTAACTTTAACTTCTGATGTTCCAACCGGCGCTTTGAAGTACTGAGTACCTAACACCTCATCTTCCAATCTAGCCATTCCATTCACATAAACATGAGATGACTTACCATCAATCGTAATATTAGTATCATTTGGATACCTATTAGGAATATCTTTCCATTTCTCAACATTCATTTTTTCAAAATCAATGACATCAAATCCCATCATTGACATCACTTTGTTACCACTTCTATCTCCCCATTGTTTGAAAGCAATTTGAATCTTTGCACACTTCATGTTTTCAATCTCTGGGATGTAGAAGTTGTAGTATCTCGCCCAGAAGAAGAATCGAATATTCGCTCCTTCTTTTAAAACATCGCAGCTTCCCCATTTGTAATAAAAAGGATTCTGAGCTTGTAAATGTGATGTTGTAAATTGCCAATTTTTCAACACCTTACCATTTGCCCATATTTCATAATGGCCAGTGTTACCGATTGCATCTGTCTTGTACCAATTACATCCACAAATCAATTTATCATCTTCAGTCAAGAAGTTGATACACATTTCGCCAGTCTGACCCATAAGACCCGCATAAAAGCACAAATGAAACCAACAATAGAAGTTCTGAGCACCACTTGCATCTCCACTTGAATCTGCAGGTAATACAAGTGTTCTTAATCCGCCATTTGCATTTCCTTTTTTTGTTCCAACAGAACCTAATCCAATAAACTTTTTATCAAACCAAGTATGCTCAGCTAGTGTTCCATTTGTTCCATAACTTGGATGCATTACATCAGTGCTACCAATATCATCTTTGCATTTATAAAAATCATCAATTGAGGCTAGCCATTCACTTTGTTTGTACGTCTCACCATCCAATTCTTCGATTTTTCCGTACTGCATGATTCCTTCTTCAGATACCAAACCAATATATCCTGTTTCGGATGTTGTTGTGATGTCATAATCAACACTAACTGGTACAGTTCCTTCATTGACAATGTTTAGCACTCCATCAGTTGCAGTAAATTCTTTTTCTGTTGTCGAATATTTGCGTGGATCTGAGCAATAGATTTCGATTTCACCGATAACGTTGTTACTTCCACCATCAACCTGTGTATTTGAAGTCTTTGTTCCAATGAAATACTTATCGCTTTCATCGTTAAAAATGACTTTTACTTGCTCACCACTCAACAATTTATTCATTTTATTGAAAGCATCACGAAATTCTCTACTTCCTCTAGCTCTCAATTGATATTTAACAGTAATCGTTCTTGCAGGTGTAGTTTTATATCTGTAATAAGAACCATCCATTCCATCAATTTCTTGATCCGTAACTTCTGATTCCATTAACTCACGTCCAGTTACAGAAAGTGTTCGATAACCATCAATTTCATTTTCTAAATATACGCCATTATATGACATGGCTTCTGTCGGTAGGTTAGTACCGACAATGCCACTATTTACTGTATCTACAAATGCATACATTATTTATTACCTCGCAATCTTTCATTGAATTTAGAATGTTTATCAAACTCACTCTGATTTGCTCTATATGTTGCACGTGCGAATTCTCTATCATTGATATAAAGTGGTGTTTCAATGGTTAATTCAGCATTGTTTGTGTAGTCGTATTCTGTGTTCAAGTCGCTCACAATACCTCCAAAAGCCATTTTAGGAGCATCTAACATTGGGAGATATAATAAGTCCTCTGAAGCTCTTTTTACGTCAGAATACATTGATTCAAGGCCTAGAACAAAACCTTTACCAATCCACATACCATCTTTTCTAGTAACTTTAGATGGAGAACCGATTTTAGCTTTTGCTTGAATAGCTGCATCCGCAGCAGCTGCTAAACTAGCGGCCGCAGATCTAACAGAACCTTCGCTTGCTCTTAATCCATTTGCTAGACCTTGACCAATCATACGACCACAGTATTCTGCTCGTGATTGACATGAATTAAATGCAGATATAATTGATTGACAAGAACTTTTTGCAACTGATACACCTGTTTTAAGACCACTGCCTAACCCTTTAGTGAAGTTAGTTCCCATTGCGGTTCCAGATGTCGTTGCTTTTGCTTCTGCATTTGTCATTGCGGTAACAATTGCGTTAATAGATGTTACTGATGCACTAGATGCACTTGTAAATGCACTACTAATTGTTGAAGCCACTGTAACTAACACCGCAATACTTGCTGCAGTAGCCATTACAGAACTTGCAACTGGTGCAATAGCTCCTGCGAATGCAGTCATAGCTCCACTCGCAACTGTTAATGGTTCTGAAATTCCGCTTAATGAGCTTAAAGCATCTGATAATGATGGAATTGTTGCCGATAATGATTCAATACCTGCTTGAGTTGATACGATCATTGTTAATGCGGTTGCTAATGCCATCATTTGAGCGCCAGTATCGCCCATTCCACTTGATGCAGTTGCAATAGCTCCAATTCCTACTGCTACCGCTCCTAGACTTGCACCCATATCAATTAAGTTAAGGCTCATAATAATCTTGATTCCATTTGCTAGTTGCTTGAAACCTTTACCTGCATTTAATGCAGACTGTCCAACAGATTTAATCACTCCTGATACTGAGTTTAAGATTCCACTTACTGTTTCACCAAATGATTGAATCACATTTGAAATCCCTTCAAAAACGTCTTTAATAACTGGGCCAAAAGCAGAGACAACATCTGCAACACCTTCGAGAACCATTTGCAAGCCTTCACCTTGTGAACCGACTAATGCCATAGCAGCACCAGTGGCAAGAATAGCTGCTGCCAACGCTAACCATGTAGTTGGCGGTACCACTGCAATCGCAGTTCCTAAACCTGTAAATGCAGTTGCTAAACCCTGGCCGATTCCTTGCGCTACTGTACTGATTGCAGTACCAAATGATTCAATAACAGTACCGACTCCTTCTAACGCGGATTTGATTCCATTTCCAAGTCCTTCGAATACATTACTGATTGCATCTCCTAGACTGGTAATGATTCCTTTTGCTCCTTCACACACAGAAGAAATAACACTTGAAATCCCTTCAAAGGCAGAATTAATAATCTGAGCTGCTTTGGAAGTTTTTTGTGCAGTTTGTATACTTGCATTTCCAATATCAGGTACACCACTTGAAGATGGGCTAGATGTTGGAGCACCTTCTGTACCTCCAATGCCTTTGATTTTATCCATGATTGATTTTAGCTTTGAATAGCCACTCTGTGCAGAAGCAACCACTCCACTAACCATGCTAGATACTTTGCTACCTACTTTAATTCCAACAAATGCTCCGGCTAACAATTTAACTGCACTCGCAAATTTCTTAACATCTTTTGTTTTAAGATTTGCTACAAAGTCTGCAATTTTACCAGTTACATCTTCTACTTTTGCAATGATATTTCCAATATCTTCTCCTAGTTGCTCAAAGACTTTGCTATCCTGTAATTTATCCATTACATTTCCGATAGCATCCTTGATTTTATCGAACATCGTGATTGCGTTTTGTACTGCATCTGCTTTCATAAAGCCATCATAGAATTGTTGGATCATAGCTTTTGCGTTGTTTGCCCTGTCTGCTAGCCAATCCATAGCTTTTGATACATTCTCCATGACTCCAGGTTTAAAATCCCAAGTTAATCCATCATCTTTAGTTTCCATGATTGAATTTCTGAAATCGTAGATTTTAGATTTAATCTTTTCTAGATTATCAACCAATCCTCCCATAGCTTTTGATTTCAACATATTATTCATTGCAGACATGAATCCTTGTTCAAGGTTCTGCACTGCGCTTTTGATGTTGGTCATGGATGTTTTGATACCTTTAGAAGCTTCTAATGCAGTGTCTGCAAATCCACCTGTTTCAGTATCACATTCAATCATTGCATCGTTTAACTGGTCAAATGAAATAGTTCCGTTCTGCAATGCTTCATACAATTCATTTGTATTTCCACTCGCAATACCCAGTTTTTTTGCAACCTTTGTCAATGCAGGTGCCATTGTTTCCTGTAATGTTCTCCATGACTGCATATCTACTGTACCTTTAGCAAGCATCTGTGAATACTGTTGTAATCCACGTGATGCATCTTCAGAACTAGATCCACTTGCTAAAAACGCATGGTTCAATGCGATTGTAGTATCCGTTGCCTTGTCAATATTACCTGTAACGGCCGCCAATGATTTAGATGTTGTAACGACATCCGCCAAGCTCGTTGGTAAGCCTTGAACTGATTGATTTAACTTTGCAACACTCTTTTGAGATTGCTCAACTTCGAACCCCAAAGACTTCATTACTTTTGGATAGGATTGCATGGTATCAAATCTGTTTATAGCACCATCAAAAGATGAGCTTAGAACGTTCATTGTTGCGCCAATAACCTTTGTTACACCAACGCCAGCCACAATAGATTTAACTCTATCGCCAAATGATTCACACGCTCCTAAAGCTTTTTTCATTGTTGAGGTCATGTTTTTATCGGTTGCCGACAATATAGCCTCAACGCTAAAACTTTCTGCCATTGTTATCCCTCCTTCTTTTGTTCTTTTATGAACTGCGCTAAACCATCAAACTTGCTTTTCTTCTTAATACCCATAACTCTGTCCAACTGCTTTTGATAATCAAAGAATTTATCGAATTTCGTATAAACAGGTTTCATCTTTTTACCTACTGGCTTCCTTGCACTTGCTGCCATATTCAAATAAGCCTGCAAGTGTAATTCGTAATGTTTATCTACAATTTGAAGTTCTTTAGACTTCATCAAAAGACGATATTCGTAAGGAGTAATATTATCTACCTGATCCAAGTTTTTGAATCCTAGATACCTAAAACAAGTCATTACAACGCGTTCATAAAATTCATTAAATGTTTCTTCTACTTCTTCTCTGCTTCCTGCGTGCTCACTAGTGGCCTCACTTCTTTCTTGCACGCATTCGCTTGAGATAAAAAATTAATTACATCCTCAAAAACTTTGTCGATATCATCAACGTCTTCTAGATAATTTTCGACATCCGCTTTCTTTAATCTTGGTGTTTGTCCTACATTCATGTAGAAAATGCAATCTGCTAATGCATCAATATCACCATCAATGATGCTTGCAACCATAAATTTCAAGCCTACTTCTTTTTTCTTGCCTGTATTAGGTACATCTACAGTTACTTTTTTGTTTACCTCGTGCAAGAACCCAAATCCTGCTACTAGTTTATAAATTTCTCCATTTACTTCAATTTCCATGTATTTACTCATTCAAAGTCCTCACTTTCTAAATACAAATATAAAAGGGGCAATTTCTGCCCCCTATTTTCTATACGCTTTCTGTTTCTTTAGTTACATCTTTGTAAACGTAAGATGCAATCTCCTGTTGTTCTTTAGTTACTGATGCATATCCATCTGCACCATTTCCATTTGCTCCAAACGTTAAATCAACTTCCACAGAGCCTTCTGCTTCAGATGAAATCGAGCATTCTGTTAAATATCCTTGGTAGTATTTGGCTTTAAACTTACCGACATTTGTTTCAGTTCCTTCTTCCGCTAGGTTTACTTCCCAACATTCGACTAATTCATCTGCCAACATAGCCTTTTCTAATTTATCAATGATTGCATCACCTTTTGGCATAATAGATGTCGATGTGATTTCAATTTCTGCCACTGATGGTGTACGAATAGTTCCATCTTTTGTAGCAGTTGTATCTGCATCTTTTGTAACGTTTCGTTCGTTTTCTGTTGGGAAAGCAATTGCACTAGCATTTTCTTTCTTTGAATCTTTTGCAACTCTGAAAAGATAAATAAGCTGCTTACCATTTACCGCTTCAATTACTTTATCTGCGAACATTTGTAAATCAAATTTCATTATTTTCTTCCTCCTGTAATCTTGAAATCCAACTCAAGAACACCATGCATCAATGGTGCTCCTATACTAGAATCCGATAATATCCGTTGGTTGATATTTTGGATCATAAAAGCAAAGTTGTTTGTGTGATTAATCTGTCTAGCTACTTTCTTAATGATTTGCATGATTTCAGACAACTCTCCACGCTTCATAGGATTGTTGTGCCATACATCCACAACTTGTGTGATAGTACCTAGAATCATTGTTTTATTTCCATAATCATCAACAAGTTGGCTGCTACCGATATAAACATACGGATATGGTGTCCCTTCACATGGAAGGAACGTATCATATACGCTAATTTCTTTACTCTTTAACTCTTTTTTTAATTGCACTAGTAATGCACTAAATAATTCTTGCTGAGAATCCATATCATCACCTACTTAACTAGCTTTTTCATATCTGACTTGAACATTGGCACTTGTTGTTTGAACGCAGGTCTAACAAACGGTTGAGCATCCATAAAACGTGTTCCAAATTCAACATAAGGTGCATAATATGTTGTTGGCCCTTCTGCATATGTGAATCCACCATCACGTGTTTCACCTCTGATACTCTTTTTAGTTGTTCCTATTGTATAGTCCCCTTTAAATACTGCATTGCTAACAGTTTTACTTTGCAACTCAATACCGTTTTGTTTGACTACTGTTTTCACATCGTCAAGTGTGCAGTTCTTCTTCAATTTCTTTTGAAGTTTGTCTAATCCTCTTATTTCAACTTTTGCCATCTATTGCACCTCAGACAGAATAAAAGACTCCTTTGTACGGAGTCTTCTTGAATAATCAACTTTGTATTTTTTTGTACCGATTCGAATATGATCAAAAGGCTTTTGATAGATGTTCTGTATATGACAAGTAAGGCTACCTTGTCTGATTTGTCCGTATATCTGCATCATAGTTTGTGTTTTTGTATCCATTACGGAAGCCATTACCATTTCTTCTACAGGTGAACCATCTTCATAGTTGCCTGTGTTCTCATTATAAGAACCTTGCACAAACCTTTGAAAGTAAATAGGTTTATCGTACCTCATAAGAACCGAACCTTTCCTTTATTTTGATTGGCTTGCTCATCTCTCCAGGATTGAATCTCAGAAGAGAAAGAAGAGAAGTCATCATCATTAAATGACATTGACTCCCCTTCAACTGAATGTGTTTGAACACCCTCAGAACCAATTCTATTAAAACGTTTGATGGACACTTCAGTAATGATATATTCTAGCTCGTCAGGTATGATTTGGACGCTTAGAAGCGCTTTAAGTCGACTTTCCGTAAGTCTTATAATGGTATCTAGCTTTTCATCATCAGTTTGCAAACCAAGAAGCAGTTTTACATCATTTAATACGGTTGTTGTCGACATATTCAATCACCTATGCCTTTAAAACAACAACTACATCACCTTTTGATACTGCTTTGTAGTTTTTGTCACATTCTACGATTGTGCAGTGATTAGATGCTGCTGCTTTGATATCTGCTCCTTCTTCGAAGTTCTTCCAAGATTTTACATCTGCACCATATGCCACTGTTTCTTCAGAAGCTCCTACCTTATATTTGAATTTGTTATTCATAGATTGTAACTGTTCTGCAACTGCTACTTTTGTAGTTCCTGATTCTTCACCTTCAGAAGCAGTCAATGTTAAATCACGCAAAGTTTGGGTATTTGCTTCACCTACTGCAAAGTGTGCAATTGCATCTTGATATTCGCACATTAAACGTAATCCCATGATTGCGAACATATCAGAAATAGCACGATCATAGTTTCCTTCTACATGGAATCCTAAGAAACCAGTAGTGCTATCTGTAGTATATGAAAGTCCTGCTTTTACAAATTCAGAATCACTTGGATCTACATAATATGCAATGATGTTGTTCATTGGAGTAGCCACTACTGTTTTTTCTGCAACTCGGTCTGTTAAGAATACAATATCTGCTCCTAAGAAGCTCTTAATGTATGTTAAACCGAATGCAGTCTGCATAGATACATTAGCTTCTCCTAAATAGCGGTAAGCATCCAATGTGTTGACGAATACGGCAATACCAGTAGTATTTCGTTTCATCTGTTGGAATTTGTGTTTAACATTACCGATTGCCATTGCGATTGCCATTTGCCAAGTTGCTTCATGCCCTACTAAGCTACCTAAATTCAACTGTTTATATAAGCGATCAGTGATGTTATCTTGTAAATCAATACGGAATTGTTCATCTGTATCAGATACTGCAGCTTCAAAACCTTTTTCTGCAATTGCTTCAATAGATACGGCTTTACGGAATTTCTCGATTCGAATTGTATCGAATACTTCTTCTTCAACTTTGTATTCGCTTAATGGAATAGATTCACCTTCTGCTACCTTTCCATCCTGTAACGTTCCTGTTACTTTCTTTGTTTTTAAAACAGAACCATTTGCTTTACGAATTGGGCGAATGATTCCTAATACATCCAATAAAGCTTGGATATTCTTTCCAAAACTAGTAACAAAATCAATTTCATGTGCTCTAACTTGGATGTTATCTGCTCCTGTTAATCCTGTAGGTGCTGCAAACATTTGCAAGTTCATACCTTTATAAATTTTTTTCATATGTTAGTTCTCCTTTTTCTATTACTGGAATAAATCCATATTTTCCGCAATCATGCGTTGTCTTTCCATTGGATCAGTGATATTCAAGATTGATTCACGAGTCACCCCTTTGTTTGAACCTCCACGTTTAGGACCGTTGCCTTTCAGTTTTTCTTTAACTGCTTTTTCTACTTCAGATTCAAACATCTTAACAAATGTATCAACCGCTTTCTTTGTTTTATCTGCATCTTGATCAACTAGAACAGATAAAAGGTCATCACCAACGTTAATATTGTGCTCTGTGCACATTTTGCGTGCTTCATTTGTCATTTCTGCAATCGCATTTTTTGCTTTCAATTCATCCAACTCTTTTTGTACCTTGTCACGTTCTGCTTCTGCTCGTTCTTGAGCATTCATGTCGGCTAAGCGCTTAGCTTCTGCTTTTTCTTTTTCTTGATCCGCTTTCCAACGTGCAAACCTTTTATCAAGAATCGCATCCAAATCTTTATCTGAATATTTCTTTTCAGATGATTTGTCTTTTTCTTGGTTGTCTTGCCCTTCAGTTGATTGAGTCTGAGTTGATTGAGTGTTTTCTGATCCTGTACTCTCATTCTCACCTGAAGTTTCATCTGCAAAAAGTTGTAAGCAAAAAGGTAGTCTGTCATTGAATCTTTTCATATATATATTTCCTCCTATTTTTCTGACTTTGCTTGTCATTTCCCATATCTTTTTAAGGCTTAAATGCTTGGCCTATAACCCATACAGTTTAACGACGTGAATGCTTGGTCTTGTTTGGAACTGTGGATATGTAGACTTTATAAGTCTTGGCTTTTCCACAAAAAATGCACCGTTGATTACGTACTTCAACGATGCACTCTAGCCATTGATCAAAATAAACCTTTTCGACACGCTCCAAATATTTGTGATTACACATCTCTCAGTTCCACACATTCAGGATATGCTTCTTCTGTGCCTTTGCATCCAATTCTGAAGAAATTAATTGCTAATTCTCCAGCAAGGTCCAAACTTGAGATATACAACGTCTTGCAATTCTCATCAGGGCTATCATATCTGCAAAGTGCATCGGATGTTTCGTCGATTGAATTGGCCAATGTCAAAAATAGTACTGAGATAGCACTGCAGACGATATCTTTTCCTATCGGAGCGTAACGAGCATGGCCATGTACTTCAATCAGGCAATCACTTTCTGTCTGTTTAATCTTAATTTTTATCACATAATATCACTCCCTTGCATAATAAAAGGCCACTCGTTTTGAGTGACCATAATTACATCACATTTTTTAATACTCATCATTTAGTAAACTAAAGAGTCAATAATATTCTTCGGTAAATCAACATCTGAAAGGCGGCCTTCATTTTTCCTGAATTCCTCTGAAATTTTGTCCCAGTTCTCATATAAAACTTTTGCGTTTTCCCAATCTTCCAAAAGATTTTCAAAAAAAACTTTATCGTCAGATATTTTGCCATCTAAAACTGGTTTATTTTTCATAGTTATCAGTTCCTTTCTACACCAAAACTATAGCCTTTTTTCAAGCAATATTATCAGTACTTAAGTACCTGATATACAATTACAAAATAATCATCTCTTGCCACAACTTCCTCCTAAAGCATAGCTACTTATCTACGAAACCTTTTTTTGGTTTTTTCAATTCTTCTAAATATTTTGCAAAATCATCTTTGATTTCTTGTGGTGTATCCGGTTTTAACACAGTTACTTTCATATCTGACTTATCCCAATCTATATAGGGATACCAACTTGGCATCAAATGCATGATCATATTCACCCCTTCAATTTAATATCTACTAATCGTTTAATTTCTTTTGATAATTCATAAGCTTGAGTACCATTTATAAAGCAATCACTAAAAGCTTCAGCTAAAGCTTCTGAGTTGTTTTTAGAAGCGTATCCTGAAATGTTATTAAGTGATTCCTTTAATCTATTCCCTTTAATTATACCCTTTGCTCTAAGATTATTAAAGGCTTCTAAGACTATTTTTCCAGATTCATTACACTCTTCCCATGCATTTTCCTTTTGCAATGTATTCTTATAATTAATATTCCTATTCAAAAATACAAATTCTAAAACATGAGCAGCTTCATGCACCATATCACTTTCAATTGTTGTACCTTTTATCCAATAGCCTTTTCTTACCTGCTCTTTTATAAGTTTGCTATAGGCTTCGAGATCTTTAAAATACTCAGGATTTAAGCTAATGTCGTTTTTACTTGGTCTAAACACCATTGCTCCATTATCTGAAGTTGATATACGTTTTACATATTTATTGATTTCCGGATATTGATATAGCATGTTTCTTAAGCTTTTAAGCGCTCTTGAAACACTTGAGTAATTTAGTTCTTTTACAGACTCGTCTATCTCAATATTAAAATCATTCTTCCATTCTGTGGATAGATTGGCATAACGCTTATCACTGGATGTTTTTTCTATTTTTTCTTTAACCTTTGACATTAAAAAGCTTTTGCTTTTATCTGATTGCCTTTCTTTCCACTCATCGAATCTTAGACTATGCTCTCCATTTGCTAATCCATTTAGCCATTTTTCATACTCCTTACGGTCTGAATGTGGTGCCGTTGCACAATGACAATTCGGATGTAAAGGTGGAGCGTTTTCCCCTATTTCCATATCTTTAAGTTTAAAGACCTTGCCATCCATTTCTTTACACAACGGACACACATCTTTTAAGCTACAGGCAATATATTCATACTCATCTATTCCGTTAGCTTCGTAAGATTCTGCCTGTGCTTGCGTTTGAACTCGTGCAATTTCTGTTCGCAACAATCTTTCTGCATTGCATCTTGATACATCGAATTTCTTTCGTATCTGAGGGATAAACTCTCTTGGATTCTTACCTTGAATCAATGCATTTGATAGAACACTGGATAAACTGTTTTTTAGCTGATCTTGATTGACCCAAATTCGTTCTGAAAAGGTTGCGTTCTTAAAAGATGAATCTGCTACTGTTTTGGCCATCTTCGCATTGTCAATCACTGTATCGCCTAAGATAGAAGCGTTACGTTTGATCTCTTCTAAATACGCTCCTTCAAGCTTATTGCCAGTATAAGACTTCAATTCGTCATGACCTACCACAAGCTCTAATCCAATGTTTGCTTTTAAAAGCTCCAATCGGTTGACTTTCATCGCAAGATTATAAAGTCTCATCTGTTCATTGGCTTCATCTGAAAAGTTCTTTTCCTTTACATACTTCTTAGCTTTTCTTTGATATGCTTTGATATCTATGTTAGAAACCTTCTTTTTGGCTTCCGACATTGTGATACCTTCTTTTGATGCATAGCGACTAAAAAAGGATTCGATTTCCTTTTCAACCGAATCCATCATGTTTGCATATATTTCTTGTATCTCATCTGCATATTCCTGCTCATCTTTTAAGCGTTTCTTTTTCCATTCAAGCTCACGATCTCGCCAATATGTTTTACTGCTCATCGTTTTGTAAATCCTCATTATTTTGGAAGATTCGGTTTTCGGTTTCTACCATATCATTCTCATCTTCCTTTTTGATACGTTCCATTTCGGCATTCGTATCCTCAACTGCCGAGATAAATGACAATTGAGTTTCGTGAGACACGATTCCTGATAATTGTGCAGCAGTCTGTGCTTCTTCTAATAAGTTTGCAGGATAATTTTGTGTAAACTTGTATTCAACCTCAAGCCAGTCATTCTCAGAACGATGTGTGATCGCATTACTAAATAAGACTCGATATCTACGATTCATTCCAGATGTGAACTTTCGCTCTTTCGCTTTTGCAAGGTTTGACATAGAAAGAAGCTTATATCTCAATGCAATACCTGATGACGTTCCAAAGTTCTCATCATTAATATTGGCCACCATTGAGTTTTGGAAGATTAAACGCTCTAATCTGTTGATCAGATTTTCCTGTGTTGCATCTGCATTTGGCTTTGACATGAAATCAACTACAATTCCATCACCGCTTCCATCCATTGACTCAAAGTTAATTGTTCGATTATCACGAATGTGTACCAAATCTGAATCTTCTACTTTCGGACCTAAGATTTTTAAATAGGCATCTGCAAAGTAATCAACATCATTTGCTTTTTCTGACATTGCCTTGTTATAGGCATTAATCAAACTGTATGTTGATTCAAAAATAGACATACGTTCTTCGTTTTCAATAAATTCAGTGGCCGGAATATCGTTGAATCCATGCTCTACACCATTAAACACATGAAGGCCACCTTTATCGTTGAACTCATATTTATATGTTTTGTCGTAGATATATCCACGCATAACCTCGTCTACAATCTGATAAGTTACAAAATATCTAGGCTTCTGAACTGTTGATTCATCATAAACCATGAAACCTTCTCTTGGATCTAAATAAGTGATTCCTAAATTTCCGTAATCATCATTGAAATACAATTCATATCCTTTTCCAAAAACACTACAAATCTTAGATAGTTCTGCATTGTTATCGTCTTGGTCATTGTATTTATCTAGCAAGTTGATATAATCATCAATTTCTTTTTTCTTAGAAGATACTTTGATTGGAACACCAATAAAAAAACCGTTGAATGTATCAACAATGTATTTTGCAAAGTTGACCACAACACGGTTATCAGGTTTATAAGATTCTTTGTCGGCTTGATGTAAGATCGGATAATCTCCAATATAGGCATCGTATAACTTTTTATACCTATCTGTTATTAACGACTTATGTTTTGTTATCAATCCATTCAACACTTCAATATTAATGATGTCTTTATCGTCAGATAGCTTAAATATCGTATCCGGTTTAATAATGTATGCGTTCATTAAATACCTCCTTTAAATGTCCTTAATTTAACTCGTCCAAATGTATATTTTTCAACTGCATAACGCATTGCATCCATTAAGTGGTTGAAATCATCAATTGGGCGGTTAATTTTATTTCCTAATCTGTCTTCATCCCATGTGTAGTTTCCAATTTCAGTTATGAAATTAACACATCTAGGATGAATGATGATTTCGAAATCTTGAATATATTGAATCCCATGTGTGATGGAATCCTTTCCCTTTTGTGATTTTTCAACACGAAGACCATAACCCCTAAGTTCATCAATCGACTTAGGTTCTGCACAGTCTGCCGTGAAAGACTTCTTTTGATAATGCACGTTTTCAATCTCTTCATATAGCTTTTTATTGGAAAGACCCTTTTTATAAATTTCATCCCAAACATAAAGCTTTTTATGTTCTGTATCAATGAAACCTATAAAAACTGCAGCAGGGTCATTTGTATACCCAAAGTCAATACCATTTACAGAATCACAGTTGATGACTTGATCTAGTGTAAATTCTTCTTCTTTCCAATTTTCATAAACCAATCCATCAACGATACCCCAATTTCCAAGACCTGCAACTTGATATCGCCTAGGATTTTTCTCCTTCATGTTATCGAACAATCTTAAATCGGCTTCATCTAGCCATTCATTACACTTATAATTGGTTGTGATGGCTAATATATCAGGGTCGTTCTTAACATCAAAGAATCTTTTTTTAAGCCAGTGGTGTTCATTCCATGGGTTGAATGTAATCATCCATTGCTTCCAAAGATAAGGTGGTAACTCACCACGAATTGACTCATCTAATGTATCAAAGTCTTTTTCGCTCGTTATTTCATAAGCCTCTTCGAGCCATACCCAACATAGAAACCCATAATCTACAGTAATAGATGTTATTTTTAACGGATCATCAAGCCCTCTAAAGAGAATCTTTTGCCCAGTTGGAAGATATGTTGCCTCCAAAGGCGAATATTTAAATTCCCATAAGTGTTCAACCTCTAATCTTCTTGTTGCCCATTTTAAATCCGTGAAGCACGAATCTTTAAGTGTTCGATAAGTCTTACGAACTACCAATGTATTCGACTTATCATACTTCATCATGTTGTAGATAATGCGTAATGCAGTTGTTTTTGATTTCTTAGAAGCACGAGAACCTTTGCATGCAGCATAACGTCCTCTGAAGTTCCAATAGGATTTATATCCTTTCCCTACTATTTTAGGTAACTTGATAGATTTAGTCTTCAAGCTCATCCTCTCCTTCAAACTTAGGGACTACGATTTCTGCTTGAACTTTGTCTGTAAACAGTGAATATCTTTTTCCAAGTAATTCCGCAGCTCTATTTGCATCAGAAAGCTTTGCAGGAATCTCAACGATTTGAGGAACTTCTTCTTTGACTGTTTTCTTTCTTGGCTTTCCATCTCCTGTATCGACATACTCCGATCGTTCTTTTGTCACTGTAACGACAACAGACTCTTTCATTTCTCGTCGCATTACTTTTGTGAGGTATTCCATGACTTCTTGAACGTCTGCCACATTGTTACTGTGCGCTTTTTCAAGACACTCATCCACATATTCTCTGATATGCGGTAAAGCTAATAACCTGGATGCATGCTTTGATGCATTATCTCGGCTCTTGCAATTCTTATAAACTTCCAAATAAGCATCCACTGCGTTCATCGTTATCAAATAGTTCTCACAAAAAAGCTTTTGCTTTTCAGTCAGTTTAGCCATAGAATTCCTCCTTTCATTATTTTGAAATTAAATATCTGTCTTAATGCCCTTTCCATCCTTTTCTTGGTGAGCCAGCTCCTCTTACCCACAATTGATCTACTTCTTTTGCTATTTGTCTTTTTCGACGACGTTGTTCTGAATCTTTATTAGCTAAATCTCGGCTTGTAAGCTTTTGTACTTTATAACCCATAGATTTTGCTCTAGAAGCTATATCGGATAAGGTCCTAGGAATTTCCCTACTTCCACTATCAGCAAATGATGCCCCAGAAAAAGAAAATACTTTCTTCCCTTTTTGCCTATACTCAAATACAGTTCCATCTCCTGTGGTAACAGTTAAACCAACTGTCCCCCCCCGATTTACATATTGTCCTCTTCCACCCATAAGTAAATTTCCTCCTTATTCATGTATAAAAAAAGCACCTTGAATTAACAAGATGCTTAGATAGCGTTTAAAATTTAAACTGATATTTTTTAACAAATCGAAAAGGCGCTCCGATTCGAACGGAGGTTTCCTCAGTGCGTATCATAAATAGATAAGCATACATCAAAGTGTAATCACCCCTATACGACTACCTTTTCTTATTTTTATTTAACCATAACCGTTTTACACGGTCAACCATCTTTCTTTCAACTGCTTGTTCCTCTACCGCCCATGTTTTCTTGCCCTCTCTATGACTTTATTTTTATAATAAATAACTTTTGTGCCTTTGAAATCATGTTCAATAGATTGGCCATAAATTAGAATTGCAGTAGGCTTAAGTTTATCGATCATGTAATCTACACCATCTTTCCAAATTGATCTTGCATATTCATCCTTGATACATCCAATAGTTGAGATTGCTACAACTCCTCCTGGTTCTATACCATCAAAACAGAATGTGTATGTTTCTCTTTCTGCCCAGGAAACTGTTGGAATTACACATATCCCTAAATTTTGAAGATATTGCCCAATTAATCTACTTCTATAGATATTCCATACTTTCATGGCTCTAGGCATATCCATGTAAAGAGAAAAATCTGGTGTAAGAACACAGTCATACTGTTTTAAAATATTCACATATCGTTCGGGAGTGTTCCAAATGCGTTCAAACTGATAATCATCAATAAACATATGAATTCCAGATTGATAATTCTTTGAAGAAATTGCTTCATTGAATCCAATTAACTCATTAGGAATATGAAGTGTCTTTTTAATAACAGGCATCTCAAATGGGCCATCTGTTTCAAATGGATCATATAAATCTAGATTGTATTTTTTGATTGTCAATTCTCTTCCTGGCATGGAACACCTCCTTTCTTGTTTCTTGCATAAAAAAAGCCAAGACCTCTGTCTTGACATAATTTCTTATAATATTAGTTTACCACGGAATTCTTGTCCACTAGGGGACAAAATGCATTATTCGTAACTTTTTACCTCAATAACTGTATAACTGATTGGATCTCCATTCTTTAATCTTACTCGCATTTTCGCATTCAATTTTGATACTAGTGGAAAGCTAATCTCTTTTTCCTTTACTTTTTTCAAAAAATTTTCATCCTCAATATCTGCATTGATTGTTTTCCCAAGGAATTTAAACTGCCATTTACTGTTTCCTAATAAATCAGGCTTCCGAACAGTTAGTACTCCTGTAGCTTCTTGTTCGGTGATATCACCATTTAGTGATTCAACATCAATAGGATTCCTAGTTCTCATTAAATCTTCTTTATCCATTTCAACAGTCTTCACAGTTTTATCTTCAGTAACTGCGATAGAAAAGCCTGTCCGCTCACCATCTTCTGAAATAGTTCTTGATAATTCTGATAAGCACTTTTCTATTGAGGAATCTCTTGTGTAAAGATTATATGTTCTGTTATCAATATAGGTTACATTACCAACACAAGACTTGACTATAGTATTATTCCCTTCATGAATTACTTCTGCAGGCATTTGTCCACCAAGATTTTTCTTCAGTTCAACAATACTATTAAACGATTCTAGGATAGGTGGCATCAATGGAAATAATACAGCGGCCATTTCAACAATCTGCTCTATCGTTATCATAAAGCTACCTTTTTCGATATTCTTTACTTTAAATTTACAAAAATCATTTTCGCTTATTGACGAATCAGCAATTTTACCTAAAACCGCAACAACACAGTCTAGCGACTTAGATAATGTTTCTATATCAATGTCATTTTCGCCTTTAAACCTTAATGTAAGTGTTTCTTTTTTCATGACATACCCTCTTTTAATCAACATTATTGTACCACCTCTTCTTTTAAACACTAATACCTATATGAACATTATCAACGTCAATTAAACTAATTTACCAATTTCTCTGCGGATATGTTTGTACATTCCGTTCTTTGTATAACCATATTTTTCTGCAACATCCCATGCATTCATATTCCAAAAGTATAGATCAAACAAAATATTCTGATCGCGCAAAGATAGAAGTTCTATTGCTTTACATTCATTCAAACGTCTACGATAATAGTTGATTTCTGCCACCTTTTGAGATTCTTCTTCCATCATTCCTAAAGGGCTTGTATAAGAACCATGAAAGGTCGGCATAGGAGCATTTGATTTCTCCTGCTCCTTTGTCAACCTAATTGGATTATGACTAAGCCCTAGCATTTTATGATTCAGGACTTCAAGTTCCTCGTTTAGCTCAATGATTCGATGGCAGCAATAATTTGCTGACTTCAAATCATTCAACATTTGATTTACTTTTAATTTGTTCATTTTGTCCACCTACTTCTTCTTTGCGACAGCTGACCCTCTGTGCCAAGATTCCTCACCACCGCGATATCTTCTCTCGTTCGCTTTTTCTTGGTGTTTCTTATACTCTTTTAGCCCAAAATTCTCACGTTCTAATTTGACGATGTAATTCGTAATTTGTTCTAAGCATGATTCCATAGAAATAAATCTGGTACTAAACCCTATCAGATCCCATATCTTTCTATCTAAACGAGCACAAGCTTCTCTTACAAATTCATCATGAATGTCATTTATGTTTTCGACTAAAAAAACTTTCATCATTCCACATCCTTCAAATACTCTAATTCTTTCAACATAGATACGAAGCATGGTTGTACAATGTCCAAAGCCATTTTATATTTGTTTTCTTCATTATTCATCTTCGTCATCTCCTTTTAATAACTGTCCACAAAAAAGACAACGAGGGTAATATTTGTTTCCATGATATGTTGGAATAGGCACAACTCCATGCTTACACGTTGGACAAGATAGCATCAAATCGCCACATGGGCCAAACTCAATATCAATTGGTTTCTTAGGCGTTTCTTTATCCGCAAGATTCCCCAACAATTGAAAATATACCTTGGCACGAGTAGTCTCTTCTATGTCTGCTGCTTCGCACGCAATTTGATGTTCTTTTTCAAGAACTTGCAACAATTCTTGATATTTATTCATTCTCTTTCTCTCCTATTTTTTGCATTCCAGTATGCCAGCAATAATAGTAATAATGATAAGTACAATTTCAATGATTCCTGGAAGTAATACCAACCACCAAGACCATGTGATTACATTAATTAATTTCAAAACAATAAAAACAATTGTAAGTATTCCTAAAATTCCCATTTTTATTTCTCCTTTTCATCTAAATGCTTTTCTATATGATCTTCTAAATCTTTTTTTGTCATGCTTTAACTTCCTCATCTGCAGGCATATAGAATGTTAATCCGCACTGATTCTCAATAAGTTCTTCAATTCTATCTAGAACCTTCAACGCTTTTTCTTCAGTTAAATAAACGCCTAGCGTGACACTTTCTTTTTCTAAAGAATTGCATATGAAATACATTCTTTTATCTACAGAGGGGATAATTACTACTTGATTTACATTTAACAGCGCTTTTCTACTTTGGCTCCTAATCCACATAATCTATTTCTCCTTATCTTTTGTCACACTAATAAATAAATTTCTAAATAATCTTCATCCAATGCGTTAATTCCATGTATTTCTTTTTTTAATTCATCATTTTCTAAATCTTTTAAAAGTTCGCAAGGGTTTCCACTAACTGTACTCAATAATTCATTATTATAATTAATTGTTACATCAACTAAATTATTTTCGCCTATTAAAATTAATATATCTCTTAATGTCATCTTAATAACCTTCTTTCAATCTTTGATAGTTGATTTTATTCTTTCCGCAATAAGCTTGATACACATCTTCGATTGTGAAGCCTAGGTATTCAGTTATTGCGGTTAATCTTTCCAACTTGTCCCATTTCCATGAAACTAAATCAGAAAAAGCTACTGTTAACCCAAACTTGTGATTTCTCATAAGGCTTAATATATTTTTTGAATTTCTTTTAAACGTACAAGTATATTCAATCCCCTTTTCTCCGTTAATGAAGTGGTTCTGATAACTTAACACGAAATGCCAAACATCGACTAATTCGCCTAATACCTTTTCTTCATCAACTTGTGGTTGAGTTTTCTTCCACCAGCACCAATCACCTTTTAATTCGTGAGTGAATTCACCAATCTCATCGAGTGTGGCCATGTCGATTTGTTCCTTTGAAATTGTAGTCAAACCAAACTCTTTCATGATGGCCGAATTCAGCTCATCTTGTTTCTTTAGCATTGTCTCAATCATGCGTAGTTCTGAGTCTTTCATTACTTTTCCTCCTTGTTGTCTTTTGAGAAAATCCATTCAAGTGTTTTGGGCAGTTCTTCGTTTTGTTTTTTCTGCTCTTTCAGTAAGGCTTTATGCTTTTTTAGATCCACTCCGCCAAAATATGCATCCATATTGCTTAGGCCATACATGATCTGTTCTTCTTCAGTGAATGGAAGGTTATTCTGGTCATGTCCTTCTGGATCTAGAACGAAATCATATTCATCTGGAGTTCCGCAGCCATTCTGCAGGTTGAAGTACTGGATGTGTCCATCATCATCCAGGTACAATCTGTCGTGTTCGTTTGTTCCGACCATGTGAATGCATTTCGTGCAGTAATCTCTCACGTAGATGGCCGGCATCTTTATACAGTCAAAAATCATCATTCTCGATTTCTCCTTTAAAACTTCGCCATTCTTCGTCAGAACGGAAGGTCATCCGATGCAATCTCAAGAGCATCAACTTCGGCTTGTTGAGTCAAACTTTGCGCATACTGCACATTTGATTGATTGTGATTGCTCGTCTGAGCTCCATACGATTGATTCTGAGCGTAACTTTGAGTTCCATAGGTATTTGTAACCCCTAGAGTGTTTTCTCGTTAAAATCATTTCTAGGTGTCAAAAACTGTACATTCTCTGCAACAACTTCTGTGACATAGACTTTTTGCCCTTGCTGGTTGTCGTATGAGCGTGTATTGATTCGGCCTTCAATGCCTAGCTGATTGCCTTTCTTCTGGTACAGCTGGATGTTGTCGGCCAGTTTGTTCCATGCAACGCAGTTGATGAAGTCTGCCTCTTGTGTTCCGTCTTGATTCTGTCTTCGATTGACTGCCAAGGTAAACGAACAGACACTTGTTCCGTTTTGTGTCTTTCTGAGTTCTGGATCACGTGTCAATCGGCCAATCAGAACCACTCTGTTGATATCCTGCATAGGCTCACGCTTTCAATCCGCAATCATTCGCGATTGACTGCATGGATTTGGCCATCAACTCACGCATCTTTTTCGTGTCTGCAGTAACCAAGTCGACCAGGTCGTTGAATTCCGCCATGTTGATCGTGCTCTTGAAAGCTTGATACTTCTCAACAAGTGTCGGCTCGACATCCGGTTCTTCTTCCTGGATGGATTCAACCGCCTGAGTTTCTTCTGGTTTCTGCTTAGGTTCTGCATTGACTACGACCTCCGTTTTTTCTTCGGCTTGCTTTTTGACAGCGGGTCTTCCACGTCGCTTTGCCACTTTCTCGATGATATCCGCTTCACGAATGTTCATTCCGTTGATTCGGTATGGTGCTATGTTGTCTGAATCGTCAACGTATGCGATAAGTCCTTCTCTGTCCACTCCTGCACAGTGATAAACGACTTTATCACCAGGGGCGTATTTGAGTTCTTGTTTTTCGGTTTGTTTTTTAGTTTTCATTTTCACAGTTCTCCATTTTTGATTTTTTCCTGCAGCTGCGCTAATTCGCTTTGCAACTGCTCTTCTGACATCTGGACTGGTTTGGCGTAGAATTTCTCATCCAGTTGGATCGCTTTGATTCCTGGGTTGTCTTCTTCACGTTCCGCTTTGCTCCACTTCTTCAAAAGTCCTTTCCAGTCCCTGATAGGATCATTGCCTGTCTTCCATCCGGTGGATTCGTAGTGTTTCCAAAACTTTTTGGCATCTACGTTCAAGTTGTGTTCCTGGATGTAGTCCACGATTTCTGAAATGGACGGTTTAACAAAACAGTCAGTCCAGTCAGTCTGCACATTTTCGTTTTTTGCACTTTTTGACGCAGCCACACTATCTAACTTCTGACTACTGACTGACTTATTTCTAGACTCTAGACTCTTATCTCTAGACTCTAATCTCTTATCGGACAATGTCCTTTTTTTGTCCGGGACAATGTCCTCCACTTTGTCCTTCGATTTTTTCTCTGTTTTTGAGCTCGTTTTTCGAGTGTTTTTTGAGCCTTTTTTAGGACTCTTTTCAGACGGATTTTTCTGTTTATTTTCACGATACAATCGCTTTTTTTGTGCCCATCCGGTTTCTGATCCAATCATCGATTCATAATTTGCAATCTTCATCACATTGTTCTCAGATACAATCAGTCTTAAATTCTGGAATAATTCAAGGGCCGCTCTGACTGTGTCTGCGGAAAAAAACTTTGTGTCACGTGCAATTTTATCGACACTGTATGGAACTAATATATTGCCAATTTTTGAGGCTAAAACACCATCTGTGTTTGATGTCATGGTGCACAATTTTATGTATAGAGTTACGTATTTACATCCGTCTTCCTGGGATAAAAGAAAATCGATTGCGTCACTTTCGAAAAAATCAGTCTTCAACTTGATCCAATAATAAACTTTGCTATTATCCTTGATTTCCGACATATGCAATCCTTTCTATTCTTCTTTTGGTTCTATTTCATTTATAACTACCATTACGCATGGTTTCTGAGCATATCTCTTGAAGACATGCAGGTCTGATACTTGCTTATCATCTTCGAAAGCCACTTTATTTAAAGAGTCCAGTACAACTTTTGCAATGTTGTCGGAATCTGGCTTCTTTTGTGGTTGGATTTCATTTGCGAGCATCTTATTTAGTTTCACTTTTGATACATTCTTAGGTGGTGAGAAATACGCGAAAATCTTCACTTCCAGGGACCCTTCCAGCATGCTTGGAGTGCCACACTGTTCCATGAAGCTTAATCGTACTAGATTCTCATATTCAACTGTTTTAGGTGGTGTATGCACACTTACATACTTACCACGATTAGAGAATCGAGGTCTTCCTTTGGACCCCGGTTCTCCTGGTACTACAAACTGATAACGCATTATTCTTTGATTTCTCAAGTCACTGGATCTTCACCAGGCTGTTCCTGATATTCTGCATCAAAGAATTCGTTTGGAACTTCTGTCATATCTTCTTCAATCGTTGTCTTGATTGATTCATCTGTATTCACTTGTTTAACGAATTCAGTTTTCAAAGGAGCATATTTAAGCAACTTCTTCAAAACTGTTTTCTTGGCCATTTCATCAAAGTTTGTTTTCCATGGTCCGCTTGAAAATGATTTTGAATATTTTTTCGCATGATCAAGAACATCTTCATACGACATGACCTGGAATCCTTGGCCACCATTCACTAATTTGAATGTTGCATAATAATAGATTGGCTTACCTCGATTTGTTCTTGCAGGTTTATGTTTAAGCACTGGATCCATACCTAATTCGTACTCGAATTCATCATTTTCATAAACAACTTGAGCATCAATCATCTTGACTTCGCCTGAACGATATGCCAGGTCAATCAATCCCTTGTAACCAATCTGGAACTGACAAGCTCCACCATACGGAATCAGATAGGCTTGTCCTAACGGAGTGTTTGGCTCCAGTCCTAATTGTGCTGCATTCATCATTGCAGCCAAGAATGACTGTGGAGTACATGATGCTAGCTTGGCATTATTAGATACTGCAGATAATGCGATTCGCGTGAATCGTTCCGGAGTCATTACACTAGGCAATGCCTTTGCGATTTCTCCTGACATCACAGAAATGTAATCTTTAATTGTTTGTGGCTGTTTTTTTGCCACTTTATTCGACTGCGTCTTCGCAATCATTCCTTGTTGATTTGTTGTTGTCATAAATATTTATCCTCCTATTGTTCTTTGACTAAAAATCTTCTCATTTTTCTTTGAGTTAAGTATTGATCATAAAGTTCAGGTTCATCTTTTCTGAATTCTTTAGTATCGAATGTATTTGATACCGATGTTTTCCATGTAACTTTGAACTTGTCAGATGTTCCAATACCAGAATCACCTAAGTAGTTCTTTACTTCATTCTCATGTTTCTTTTGAATATCCTGGAGCTCCTTGATTTTATCTTTGACAAGCTTCAATGCATCCAGTTCCTGCTGCAATGGAGTTAGATCCACGATGCTATCTTCATCGTTTTCAACCGGGTGAAGTTCACTGATTGCTTGTGCAGTGGAATCCGAACCATCAATTGGCGGTTCAATGTCGTTCTCCACACAGTTCCAGAACTCTTTCTCCTGCTCGATCAGTGCATTGACTTCTTCATCACTTCTAATGACCTCGTAGCAATACAAATCAACTCCTGGAATATAAATAGCTATATACCACTTAGAAAGGCCGGTAACCGCCATATAATGCATGCACTGTGCATAATACTGAGGTGGAATGTTTCCTTTCTGATATATATCTTTGTTGTATTCAGACGTGGTCTTGATTTCTAGACCTGCATCCTCTCCAACAACCAATCTGTCAACATTGGCCAACATGAATGGATGATCTACAGATTGGAATGAAAATCCACTCTTTCGGCATTTCTTGCCGGTTTCTTCTTCCCATCTTTTTGCTACATAATCCTCCATATCTCGGCCAAATCGCATACGCTCATTGTCGATATTTTTATGGATACGACCTGTTTTCTCACACCACAATGCGTAAGCTGATTTGTATTTATTCAAGCCTAATACGGAACCGGCATCAGAACCACCGACTCCTTTTAGACGATTATCCAGCCACTCTTCATGAGTAGCTGGTAATTTATGCTTGATCACATTCTTCATCTTCATTTGATTCATCCTCTCTTTCTTCTTCTGGTTCACCAGAATCATCTATATAACGGTTGTCGTTCCATTCTCTCCAATCGTCGATATCATTAAAGAATGGCATTGCTATTCCTCCTTGAATGGTGGATGCTCCGCTAGAAATCTGTCCATTTCGCCATCGTAGCATTCTGCACATACCGCATATCCAAATCCATATGCAGTATGTACTTCTCTCGATGTGTACATCTCACCATATTTGTGTAATCTGCCACATTGTGCACATGGCACCATCTTTTCCATATCATCTTCATACGTTCTGCATTCATCAGGAAGAAGAACATCTTCATACTTATGCAGCTTCGTGTTGTATCTGCCTGCTCTAATGGACATAGCACTTACCTCTTTTATTTGCGTTGTTGATATCGCAATAACTTCTGATTTTCTGTTGCAACCTATCTTGGAACGCATCTACTGCACTTTCGAAGCAATCGGTCGTCTGGTCTGAACTTAGATCGAATAGAGATCCAACTGCACATATACTAGGATTTGCATGTGCTTCAATATCCAGCATAGGCGATATAGCAACTTCGTATGCACTGCCTAAAGATTTCAAATATTCTTTAAATTCAGATTCGATTTTCGCAAGATCATCAGGATTGCTAGATTTTGCGATATCTTTCTTTAATTTGTCGAATCTTTCCCTGATTTCATTGATTTGAGCATTTCTTTCAAGTATTTCCTCTAAGCTCGCTTTTATAGGCTCGCGGTATCCTTTTTTTTCCATACTGATGTCTCCCCCCTAATGAATCTGATGATCGACTTTGTTCATATTGATTTGTCTTTCAAGCTCTTTGGAAAAAGCCTGCGTACACGCTTTGAAGCATTCAGTGATTAGATCAGGCTTCATATTTGTGGTAATTCCAAAGATTAAAGCTCCGGCTTTGGATTCACCAGTTACAACCGGACTATCAAATCCAGGAATCACTCTCAATTCAAATGCTGCTCCGCAATTCTTAATGAGATTCTGGAATTCTTCTATAATCGCATCGCCTTCTTCTTCCGATACATCACCTTGTAGCTTTTCATAAAGCTCATTAAGCTTGTCATTCATTCTTTCATATTTTTTCGATTCTTCATCGAATTCATTTCCGTTCTTTTTTAATACGAACTGTTTCATTTTTGATTTTCTCCTTTTTACCTTTTACTCAAACCCTGCAACCTGGATATCGCAGTCTGCTAATTATTTATGCCCAAATTCAAACGTGTTTTTTTGCTTTATCTTAGGAAGTTTTACCAGTTACGATCATGGATTTTTTTGACGTGCTTGCATTATTTATGACAATTTTTTAAGAAGGTATTGAGATATCGGTCTATTATGAAAAGAATGATCCTTTTTTTAGCAGACCACGTCACTTACGGCAATACCCAGGTTGCAAGATTTGAGATATATGTATATAATTTAGTTGTTCATTTTTGATTGGCCACTTTCCTAATAAGTGGTCTTTTTTATGCTCTGCATGACTTACGCAGCTTGATCAGATTGTCCAAATAAGGCTGCAAACCTAGAACACTGATTACTTTAGTTGTTGGCCATCCAAAACAATTGGATTCAACACCAAGCTTATTCAACTCTGTTTTAACAGTGGCGCTGCAACATCCAATAATCTCTGCCAAGTCTCCTTGCGTGATATATGCATATTTTGTAAGCTTCTGGATCTTGTCTTCAACTTCCGCATCATATTCCTGACGAGATACAGTTCTTATAGTTTTCATATGTGATTCACCTCCTTACCAAATTTGTTTTGCTAAAATAATAAAATTCAAGATAGTCATCATCACAACAAATGAATACATGATGAACTTGTCTTCACGTTCTTCACGATCATAATATGGTTTTTCGAAAACGACCTGAACATTCACTTCTGGTTGTTCCCTTCTTAAACATGAATTGAACTGTGGAATATCCAATTGATTCTCCATTACAGTATCTGCTTGTTTAGTCTTTGCTTTCGTCGATACATTTTCTTTCGGCATGTTTAAATCCTTCACTTTCTATTTTTTCGATTGCTTCATCCAATTTAAATCTGAAATTGAACTCTTCAATATCCTGCATTCCAAGATAATAAAGAAGGTCAATATCTTCATGATTGAATACGTAACAATGTTCTTTATCCATATAACCTTCCGGCCATGGACATCCTGCATAATCGTAGAGTTTTTTTGTTTTCGGATTTGCTTGAAGTCTTCCGATAATCATCAACTTCTTTGTTCCTTCTTTAAGAACCACGACACTTCCAATAGGTAATAATTCTTGCATGTTCTACTCCTTTCTACTGCGTTCTACTACGTTTTACTATGTTCTACTCCGTTCTGGTGCAGCACTTGAGGTGCCACTTCTTACTGATCAACATGATTTGGTTACTGTTTTGTGTGCGAACACTTTTGTCCGATTGATTTTTAGATATTAGAGCAATAATTAGTTTTGGAGGCGATTCTTCACCTCATTCTTTTATGATAAAAACAAAACAGCGTCTATTTCTTTTGATTTGCGAACAAGAGATATTTTCATGTCATTCAGATTTTGCCATGTCAGTATGATAAGGGGACCTCATATTTTAGAATCTAGATTCTGCGAATGTTTGTAGGTAGCGCTAGAACCATGATTCTTGACGATAGCAATGAGCACTAATGGAATCTATTCCTTTCTATGCTTGAAATGACACCTCAAGTACTGACCAGAGAATTTTTTTGTTTATGTGCACGTTTTAAGATTCGATGATACTATGTATCCTGGAAGGAGGTGATTTATATGTCAGATAATCAGCTAACGATTAAGATTGAACTGCCTGAGGTTGTCAACGCAACATTTAAGCCTGTTGCCAACTCTATTGGCCAAACCCTAGCTCATGCCTGGGAAGGCTTTACCATGGGACTTGAAACCTGGTATGGCAAAAAGAAAATCGATTCAGAAAACAACCTTTGACTCTATGCAGAAGAAGTGAGTAATCGCTTATCTGCTATTCCTGAAGAAAATCTTCAGGATCCTAAGATGAATATACTTGGCCCTGCTTTAGAAGCTTCCAAATTCTATTTTGAAGAGCCTCAGTATAGAGAAATGTTTTCCAAGTTGATTGCTGCTTCATGCGATACAAGAGCTACCGATAAAGCTCACCCGTTCTTTGTTGAAGCAATAAAGCAATTGACTCCAAATGAAGCTAAAATCTTAGAAACCTTTAAAGGCAAGCATAATCAACCGATAGCCTGTTATCAGCTAAAAAGAGAAAATGGAAGTACCAATATGCTTATGGAACACGTTTTTCTTTTAAAGGGTTCGTCGACCTTTGAAAAGGAACCAGACTATTACGCTTCGTCTTTAGTCAATCTGCAAAGATTAGGCTTTCTTTCTATCAATTATGAGCAATGGATTGCTGATGAGTCCGTGTACGATGTTTTTAAAACAAGTACTTACTACAAATTGAATAAAGTGCCTTTTGAAAGTGATCCAGAAATTCGATCATTAGATGTGCAAAAAGGTCTCATTTCCATCACTCCACTCGGTCTAGATTTTCTAAGCATATGCGTTTAAACACGTGTATGCTTTTTTAGGTCATCCAGTATTCTATTCAGCATATTTTGCCAGTCCTTATCATGTTTGTTCAGATAATGGATTCCGACTGTGTTGCCTATGATCATTGACACAAAGAACGACACGATCAAACTGGTAAAAGCTGAATAAACAAATACAAGTACATAATTTATTTTCTTTTCTCCTTTGTATGCTGCAAGCATACTTTTTCTGATTTTCTATGTGATACAATCTCCTTTTGGAAGGAGGTGTATAGCGTGAATAAAGATTTTAAAGACTTTGAGACAATTCTCAATGAGCATCAGGACACAATGACAATGCTGATTCGTAAAGAACTTTCTGACATTTCAGTGAATATTTCATTCACAAATGACTCAGAAGGCTTTGAAGAGTTTACTCGTATTCTTCTTTCTAAAGTCCCCGTGATCTCTTACCGAACGTCTCTAGAGCTTTTGAAAGCCTATCATTTGTGGCTGACTTCTGAGAATGACAAGTAGACCTAGCAAGTTCTTTTCCATCTATCGTTAAAGGCACATTTACTCGCACTATTTGTGCCTTTTCCTTCAGAATTCTTGCCCTGATGACATTTTCTTTTCTCATATAACTTTCTCCTTTGTATGCTCGTAGCATACTTTTTTAATCTG